GTTACATACAATAATATCATTACTATTCTGGGACACAATCCAGAGATGGGGGTTCAATTCCCCCATTCCCCACAAAAAAAGCTACTTACAAAACCTTATTATTTCAGTAATTTGCACAGTGGTTAGTGCTTAAGTTTATGGTACTTATGGTCGGTGGTTCGATTCCACCATTACTTATGTTATTAGTAGCTTATACTTGGAGGGATTGAAATTGTATATAGTAACAGCAATGTTACTTACAATATCAGAAAATGGTTTTTCGGCTTAATTGAAAGTTTTGCTTATGTTGGTTCAACTTCAACTCCCTCCACAAGTCTAAAAGTTCTTTTTGCCTAGTTTCTTAATAGACCAAAAATAAGAAAAGGTTGACAACTAGAAAGGTAGTAAAAATCCCCTGTAAACTGCAAGCACAAACGGGAAGTAAAACAATGGTGGTAGGTGCTGTCTGTCATGGCTCTTGAAAGTAAAGAAGAATGTGACTTTTTATGGTTATTTTTCAATAGGAAAAAAGCACCAAAACTCGGTCCTGTAGCTCAGAAGGTTAGAGCAGAACTCTTATAAGGTTAAGGTCATAGGTTCAAGTCCTATCAGGTCCACACACTTTTTTCATTATGGTTAATATTAAGTTAACAGTCAACATTGAACTGCCAGGCAGTACAATGGTTGAGGAGTCTGTCTGCCAAAGTGACAAAAACATGAGTGAGAAGCACAAGTTGGTTTTCCGTAACAGGAAGAATGCCAAGGAAACAGAGACCTTGGAATTTACTACAAGGAAGTGCAAACCAGCTACACAGGTCATCAACATGAGTGAGGAGGCTTATACCTACATGGTCTCAAATGAGATACCTGACTTCTCTAACAGGAGTACGTGGTTGAAGATGAGCAGAAAGCAGAGGCTTGAAGCTCACCTCACAAGAACAGCAGAGCACCTTGGTGGCAAGCTGTCAAAGTATGAGGTCTTCCCTGACTAAACTCTGCCAACAGGACTGAAGGAGTGTAATACTTCTTTGGTCCTTTTTCTTTGTAACATCAATACTCTTATATATGAAAGCAATAGTATTATTTTTTGCATTACTTATAAGTCTATTGACTATTGTAGATTTAATAATCACCACAATAAGTATGCTAGATAGAAGGATTATATTCTCTTATGATGGTATAAAAAGAGCATTGTGGATTACAGTAGTAAGTGGCTTATGGTCATGGTTTTATTGGCTAACCCAAATATAATAAATGAAAAGAGAAGATATAAACAATAAGGTCTTAGCAAGTACTAAGGACTTTATGTTGTTGGAGTGTGCTACTGGTGTAGGTAAAAGCAAATTGTCGCTTGACAAGCTTATGCAGTGGTATAATCCAAACAGTGAGATTCTTATAGTAATTCCTAGAAATGTCTTAATTAAGAATTGGTTGGATGAAATCCATAAGTGGGGATATGATGATATTATCAACAATATCACATTCTCTACTTATGTTAGTGTTCCAAAACAAGATGCTTCTTGGGATATTGTCATATTTGATGAGTGTCACCATCTGTCAGAAAGATGTCAAGAAACAATTACAAATTGGTTAGTTAAACATGCTGTTTTTCTCTCTGCTACTATTAAGAGAGACCTTAAGTATTGGATAATGGGAACATTTACCAATCTTGAGATTATACATGTGAAGACACAAGATGCTATCACAAGTGATGTACTTCCTGAGCCTATAGTATATCTCCTCCCTCTTACATTGGAGTGCAGATTTCCTACCTGCACAATAGTCAAGAATCCTAAAGGTAAGACCCCAGTAATTGAGACTTCTTGGATGGGAAGATGGGCTGCTTGGAAACAGAAGGTATATAAAGTACACACTTATTGTACTCAGGAACAGTACTATGAAGACATGTCTAACATGATTGACTGGTACAAAAGGAGGGCAATGAGTGGTAATGTTATCTTTAAGAACCAATGGCTTCACAGGTGTGGAGAAAGACTTAAATGGCTATCAGACCAAAAAGTAAACATCACAAGGCAGATACTTGAACATCTTGGAGATAATAGAGTTCTTACTTTCTGTGCAAGCATTGAGCAATCAGAGTCATTTGGAAGATGTGTCAATAGTAAGGTAGGAACTGACAATTTGACAGCTTTTAATCTTGGTAGCATAAATCATATTGCTGCTGTAGGTATGCTGGATGAGGGTTGCAATCTTACTAATTGTCAGGTAGGTATCTTCAATATGCTCAATAGCTCAGACAGATTAAGTACACAGAGAATAGGAAGAATCCTTAGACATAAAAAGCCTGTAATCATTGTTCCTTATTTCAGAGGTACAAGGGATGAGGAAATTGTCAAGAAGATGCTTGAAGGATATAGTCAAGACCTTATCAAAGAAGTACATAGTATCAAGGAAATCAAAGTTAGCAACTGATATAAACAATTTAACAACAAAACATTATGCTTAAACTACAGTTTAGTAAAGCTCATTACCATACCTACAATGACGGTAAGGTAACTATTTGTCTGTATTCTTGCAAGGTTATAGATACACAGACTAAGGAGATTGTTACTGATTTCAAGGTAACAGGCAAAGCAATCTGCTCAGAGAAGGATGAGGTAAATGCAGCTGTTGGTAGAATGATTGCCGACAGTAAGGCTAAGCACATTGCCTATCAGAAGGCTCAACGTATGTGGAATAAGGGAGCAATCTCTACTCTTAAGCACAAGATTGAGCAGGCTGAGAACATTATCAACTTCTTCAATCAGATGAAGTACCTTAAGAAGGCAGAAGAAGCTCACATTTATAAGCTCTGCGGTGTATGAAGTTCTACATAGATACTGACCAGTGTAAAAAACTGAAAGTACCTGTGGCATTAGCACTTTATATTGCTAGTCTCTATTATGATGAGTTTATTGGTATTGAGACTTTCCAAGAAGCCTGCTCAAGAGGAATGATTGAATTTGATGGGTTTGAAATGAAGAGCAATTCAAGGCAACCTATTAATCCAAGATTAACTCAGACAGGTGTGGATTTAGTTGAAACTATATTCCTTAATAGTGAGTTTAGAAATCCTAATACTTTTAGTGATAGATTTGATTCTCTTGCTGATAAGCTGAGAGAAATCTATCCTAAAGGTAGAAAGGATAATACTCCCTATACTTGGAGAGACTCAACTGCCATTATATCAAAGAAACTTAAAGCTCTTATTAAGAGGACTGGAGCATCATTTACTGATGAAGAGGCAATAGAAGCAACAACTAAGTATGTAGCCTCATTTAATGGTAATTACCAATATATGAAACTCTTGAAGTACTTTATCTCTAAGATTGAGGAAAGAAGAGACTCAGAAGGTAATATTGTTAGAGAGGAAACATCTGAGTTATTGAATTATATTGCCAATGCAAAGGATTTAGATGTTACTAACTCACAGAGTGATAATGGACGATTAGCATGAGTTTAGAGCTATTACAACGAATAAAGAAAGGTCTCATTGAGAGAAAGGAGAGAGTAGAAAGAGGGGGTATTAACTGTATTCCATTTCCTTTTGTAAGATTCAGAAGGTTTTTCCCTGGCATACAGCAAGGTAGGTATTTTGTTATCACAGGTGCAACTAAATCAAGTAAGACTCAGATAACAAACTACTTATTTATATATAACACTGTCCTTTACTGCTATCATAACCCTAATGTTATCAGGGTTAAGGTATTCTTCTTTCCTCTTGAGGAGACTAAAGAGCAAATATCTCTTAGGTTTGCTGCCTTTCTTATCAACTATGTTACTCAAGGAAGAGAAAGAGTAAGCCCTTCAGACCTTGAATCAACTGATGAAAGAAAACCTGTAGCTCAGAAATACTTAGATATTATGGACTCAAAAGAGTTTACTGATATTTGGAGTGTATATGAGGAAATAGTTCAATTCTATGAGGATAGAAACCCTACAGGTATCTACAAAACAATGATGACCTATGCAAATGAGCATGGAGATTTCCGCAAGAAAAAGATTATAAAGGTTGAAGAAGATGGCTGGGGTAATAAGCAAGAAGTTGAAGAAGAAGTCTTTGATAGATATATTGCTAATGACCCTGATGAGTATGTCATAGTTGTTGTTGACCATGTTGGTCTATTAAAGGTAGAAGAAAAGCTTGGTACTCTCAAAGCTACTATTGAGAAGCTGTCTGAGTATTTCATTCTTTTAAGGAATAGGTTTAACTATATTCCTGTTGTTGTACAACAGCAGAACACTGAAACTACTAACTTACTTGCTTTTAAGGAAGGCAAGATAAGACCAACTAAAGATGGTCTGAAAGATAGTAAGAGAACAGGAGAGGATTGTAATATCTTGATTGGTCTTACAAATCCTGATAGTTTTGACTTAAATGACTACAAGGGTTATCCTATAAGGAATGGTTTAGGTGCTCATTTCAGAGTATTTGAGATTGTGTTAAACAGAAATGGTGAAGCTAATACACTATGTCCTTTGTACTTTGATGGTGCAATAAATAGGTATGCAGAATTACCAACTCCTGATGATACAGATTCTCTTGACAACTATGTACAGTTTGTCAAAAACCTTGAGGCAAGAGAGAAGGCAGAGGCTGAGGAACTGAGAAGAAACACTAAGAGAATTGCTCATAAGGCAACACCTACTTTATTTATAGGTACAGTAAATAATTCAGTTAAAGGATTGCATAAGAAATCTATATTTAGTACCTTTGCATCCTATTTTCGTAACATTTTAATCAACAAGTAATGGCAAATGCTGTAATCATTATGGGTAAGTCAGGTACTGGCAAGAGTAGCAGTATCAAGAACTTAGACCCTAAAGAAACATTGATTATCAATGTTTTAGGTAAGAGATTACCCTTCAAAGGCAGTAAGTCTATGTACAATCTTGAGGCAAAGAATATGTTTCAGATGGAAGACTATCAGCAGGTACAGGGTCTCTTACAGAACATTGATAAGGGTGCTCCTCATGTAAAGAATATCATTATTGATGATGCTATTTATGTCATGAGAAAGGAATACTTTAAGAGAGCAAAGGAGACAGGCTACGGTAAATATACTGAGCTTGCACAGCACTTTCAGAGTATTATTCAGACAGTTGAGAAGATGAGAGAAGAGGTCAATGTTTTCCTTATTCTTCATAGTGAGGATGTACAGAGTGACAAGGTTACTACTGGCTATAAGGTCAGCACTATTGGTGCATTGATTGATAATCAGTATAATCCTGTAGAGGTTGTGCCTATGGTACTTTACTCATCAATCAAGTATGATGATAAGGGTAATGCTTCCTATGGTTTCTACACACATAGATGCATGGAGGGAACAATTGAGATTCCTGCAAAGACCCCTGCTGATATGTTTGAATCAGATTTCATTCCTAATGACCTTGCTGTAGTAGTTAAGGCTATGAATGAATATTACAATTAACTTATTTCATAACAATTAAAACAAAAAAAACAATGAAATTAACAATTAGAGAAGTAGCTGCTATCAAGAGAAATGCTCAGAATGTTGCAGCTTATGTAATCAAGAAGCAGAAGATTGAGGCTCAGGTAGCTGAACTTAAGGCTGAGTATGACAAGGTATGTGCCACTATTAAGGGCTATGATGCTGGTACTCTTGCTCTTACTGAGGGTAAGTATCTGTCTGAGGACCTTATCACAAGAGTAGTAGAATCTACAGGTAAGACTGATGCCAACGGCAGAGACATTAAGGTTACTAAGTATGTACCTAAGGCTGGTGTACTTGTTCTTGATGAGGATGGTAAGGGCTATACAGTTGTTGATGCTGACCTTAATCCTGAGTATAAGCAGGGGCAGGCACCTGTTGAAGAGCAGTCACCTGAAGTTCCTATGAATGAGGCTCCTGCTGCTGAGAGCTTTGACCCTACATTTGGTGCTGAATAAAAAGGAGGTGACTTATGGCATTTAGTAGTGGTAACAAAAGCACTGAAGGTGCAGGAAGAAAGCTTTACAAGGGTGTAGGCTCTTTCTTTGTCCTTGGTGTAAATCCTACCAAGGCAGAGCATGAAAAGCTCTTTAATACTACTCTGGATAAAGACCCAGAGTATCTTGGTGAATCTGAGAATGATGGCAAGAAGATTCAGACAGTAAGAATCACATTTATTGTCAAGGCTGATGGTAATAAGCATAAAGATATGGATGGTAATCCTATTGAGCTTACTACTAATCATACCTTCTTCTTGAGAAACGAGCCTATGAAGGGCAGTCAGTCTGGTAAGTTCCAAGTAGTTGATAACTATGGTAACTTTGCTTGGGCAGATGAAGCTACTATCGAGGCAGGTGGTATTCCTCAGTATTCAAATGGTCCTGCAAATATTCATGAGGGTTATAGAGTAGCTTACAATGGTGAGCAGTCTCTTACTGAGTTCCTTATGAAGTACATGTGTATTCCTTCAAGCCTTAAGTGGGTAGATGGTAAGGTTGTAGGCTGGGTAGATAATCTTAGTGATTGTGAAGCAAGACTTGAGCATATCAGTGATTTCTTTAAGGGCAATTTCACAGAGCTTAAGAACATTCTTGCTATGCAGCCTGAGAATAAAGTTAAAATTGCTGTTGGTGTTAAGACCTCTAATGAGGGTAAGCAGTTCCAAGCAACTTATACTAATATGGCATTGAATAATGCTGTATCAAGTTATGGTAAGCTTGATGCTGACATTAAGGCAAGAATGGCTAATGCTCAGACTCCAGTTGACTTTACAGGTGACGGTAATAAGACTCCTATTGCTGAGCTTAGTGAGTATGTTGTTGTTGCTTCAACCTTTGAGGAGCAGCCTCAAGGTGATTTGCCTTTCTCTGCTGGTGGTAGTGAAGGCGGTTTCCCATTTGGTAGCTAATTGATTGAATAACTATGTTTAGTACAGGAAAAAACTCTGCATCCCTAAAAGATATACTCTCTAAAGTAAGTGAAGGAGATATTCTCTCTCACTATCTTGGAGTTACAAGTGTTCCCACAGTAATTAACAGTCCTATAAGAAAAGACAGTAAACCTTCTTTTGGTATAAACAGTCCTGACGGTAATAAGATTTATTGGATAGACTTATCAACCAAAGACAAGGGAGGTCTCTTTGACTTATTGGCACTTATGTGGAATACTGACTTTAATGGAGTTCTTAGACAGATTAACAAAGATTTGCCTAATATCCATAGTAGTATAACTTATAGAGGCTATAGTAAATGCAATGTTAATAGTTATCACTCTTATAGTAGCAATTCAGATTTGAAGTGCAAGACTAGAGAGTGGAGACACTATGATATTGCTTATTGGGAAAGCTATGGAATAACTCTTCCTTGGCTAAAGTATGCAGAGGTTTATCCTGTATCTCATAAAATAGTTGAAAAGGATGGTCATCAGTATGTATTTGGTGCTGATAAATATGCCTATGCTTATGTAGAGCATAAAGAGGGTAAAGTTACTCTCAAGATATATCAACCATTTAATACTTATGGCTATAAGTGGAGCAATAAGCATGATAGTTCTGTTATCAGTTTATGGACTAAAGTACCAAAGACAGGTGACAAGATTTGTATTTGCTCTTCTCTCAAAGATGCTCTCTGCTTGTGGTGCAATACAGGTATTCCTTGTATTGCCCCTCAAGGAGAGGGTTATAAACTCAGTGATACAGCAGTTAGTGAACTCAAGAAGAGATATAAACAAGTATATATCCTCTTTGATAATGATGAGGCAGGAATTATGGATGCCCAAACATTGGCAGAGTCAACAGGATTTACTAACCTAGTATTACCACAAGGATATGGTAAAGATGTCAGTGATATATACCATAACCTTAAAGATAAACGCAAGTTTTTAGAAATAATATCCAATCTGTTTAATTAAACATCTTCAACAATGGAAGTACGAAAGATTTACATTAATGACACTGCAAGAAACAATGTCATTACTTTGGAGACTGATGCCACAACATTTGGTGAAGTCAAGGCTGCTGCAAGAGCTGCTGGTGTAAACATTGAGGGAAAAGATTGGTTGGAAGGTATAACAAAGACTACCCCAACAAGTGATGATTCCCTTTTACCAACTAACGTCAACTATCATGGTAATGTAACAAATGACCTTGTATTTGTGTTGACCAATACTAACAAACGCATAAGAAGTGGTGCTATGAATTATGGAGAAATGAAAGCCTATATTAAGGCTAATGGTCTTGCTGACGAGTTTACAAAGAAGTATGGTAAGAGCTATACTCAGGGCAAGACATCTGAGTTTGCTGATTTTATTGCTGCTCATGAGAAGAAGGCAAAGAAGGCTGCTGCTAGTCAGCCTGTAGAACCAAAGAAGGAAGCTGAAGCTCCTACTGAGACACCAAACACTCAGGCATCACATTCTGAAACTGAAGTTGATTATAAGGCTAAGTATGAGGCTCTTACTATGGGCATTGCACAGCTCCTCTTCACTGCTGGTAAGGTAGTTGCAGAAGATATTGAGGGCTGTCTTGAGGCAATTGTCAAGGATGCAGATGCTAAGACACCAAAGCCACTTAACCTTTCTTCTGAGGACATCAAGAAGTTTAAGTGATTATGAATGTTAATTGTTGAACAGTGGGGATAAGGGTTTTATAGCCTTTATCCCCTTTCTTTTTCACTATGATACAAGAAATATATCAAGTCTTTAAGGACTATTATGGTGAAGACAGAGTTGACCTTCAGCATACTGATAGGTATTATATTATAGTACATTGGGATAGTGTAGTTATTACTAATGAGTACGATGAACATGTAGAAATCACTCATCTATATGGTAAGGTTAAATTACATAATTCAGGAAAACTTGATGGTAAGCCTAAATTCCTAAGAACTGAATATAGTGACCTTCATTGGACAAGTGGTTATAGACATTCTCATATACCAAGATTAGATAATGCAGCAAGTGCAAGAGAATGGCAGGGCAGTTGTCTTGGCTCAGGACCTATAAATCATACTATAGCAAAGCTTCAAAGTACTCCTTACAAAGAATGGAACGATGAGAGAGGTGCCTATGATGATTTTAATTATGAGAATACCAGACTATTTGAGGATGAGAATACTTGGCTACTATTTTGTTTTGAGCTTGATAAGTATGTCCATGTAGAGTCAGTTGCAGGTACTCCTTACTTTAAGATGAGAGATATAGGTAACAATAATGTTACTTCTCAGTCTAAGTTAGCCATGCTCTTTAATCTTTGGCATACCTCTGGTATAGGAAGAGCAAGGTCAAAGCAGTTTATTGAATATGTTCTTAAGAGTGGCAGATTAAAGTTTAGGTTTATCAATAATGCCTATACTATTGGTATGTCAAATTCTGAGTATATTCTTACAATGAGTAATCTCTTTATTGAGTGGTATAATAGTCAACCTGATGCCAACATTCTTGATATTAGTACTGAGTCACTATCAGATATGGGATTCCTAAAACAGGCAGTACTTATTGGAGACACTATATGCTTAAAGACTAATGATAGACACAGGCTTCCTCCTATTGCATCAATGATAGGTGAAACTCTCTTTGTCTTCAAAGGTAATGAGGTTAAACTCTCACTGAGAGGTGCTCATTCAGATAGCCCTCTTAATGCAATAACTATAATATGTCCTGACTATTTAGGTCATATTGCTTACAAGTTACTAAGATTTATAAATTGTAAATATGGAAAATCAACAGATACCATTGATAGAAAGGACAGAATCCTTTAGTCTGATTGTGTCTCCTGAACTTGAGAAGACAATCAGAATATTGTGTGATAAGTTCCCACACAATGAGTACTCAGGTACTTTATTCTATACTGTTGAAGGAAGCATACATGAGAAGAACCTTGTAGTTACTGCCCATGACTTCTATCTACAGGATATAGGCACAGGTGGAGCTACAGAGTTTAAGAATGATGCTACTATGGCTGGCTATATGGTTGAGCATGGTCTGTTTAACTGTTACCAAGGTCTCATGCACTCACATAATGCAATGCCTACATTCTTTAGTGGTACTGACAAGAATACTCTTATAAGTGAGGGTAATGACACTAACCATTTTGTTAGCCTTATAGTTAATAACAATGGTAAGTACAGTGCAGCTATTACACGAAAGGTTACTAAGAAGACTGTAGGTAAAGTATCAATTGACTATGAGTCCTTCAATGGTAAAAAGGTGCATACTGAGGATAGTGAGTACACTAAGGAGGAGTCAGTAATTGAATATTTCCCTCTTATTATTAACAAGCCTAATATTCCTGTTGCCAAGACTGAACTTGAACTGAGAATTGAGGAACTTCAAAGAAATCAGAAGACCTATGTTAATCAGTTCAAGGGTCAAGGTCAAGGGTTTCTCAGTAGAGTATTTACAGGACAAAACTCAACAGAGTACAAAGAGCCAAAACAGCTTACTCTCTTTGATGACTTTAAGGGTCAAGAAGATGAAGAATATGCTGAGGTGGATGTTGAAGAAGTTGAAGTAAATGAATTTAAGGATTACAATGGTGCTCATTTTGACCCTACTGTAATTGCAGCTCATGCAGCTACTCTCATTACTGGTAATATCTTTGCAAGGTTTAATCAGAAACTTGACTTAGAGAAATGGGTAAAGAATATGCCTAATATCTATGGTAAAAGATTTACTGATGAGACCTTTATTGAAGGCTTTGAGAACTTTAAGTATTTTGCTGACTCTATAGTAGATGTTCTTCAGAATGAATCTATGGATGAAGTATTACTTGAGAATATAGGTGATGAAGACTCAGTACTTGCTATTTGGGCACAGGATTTAATAAGTGAACTCACTAAGTATGGTACTAATGAGTATATCAACTACTATGTAAAGACTCTTAATAGGTTTATATAATGAATGATGTTTCAACCAATAGGGTAGTTAATGTTGACCCTAATGAAATATTTGCTCAGTTTGGCTTAGGTACACCAAGTACCAGCCAGACTGTACAGCAACGAGCAATGAGTATTCAAGTTGAGAATCCTGTACATGATGTTGAGGATGCTGAATTTGAAGAAGTTTCTCCTGACTTACTACCTCCTCCTGAAGTTCAAGACATTATAGATGAAGTACACTCTTCTCTTGAATCACAAGATGTAGTTGAAGAGATTGATAATGGTCCTTTTAATGAGTCTCTTAATGAACTTAATGAGGCAATAGATAATCATCTTGAACAAGAGGCTCAGAGTGAGATACCATTAACTCCTCAAGAGTCTCTTAGTCCTGAAGAGATTATACAGAACTATATTATTGGAGTTGATACTGTTGACCCTAATAGCTCAGACCAATCTGCTGAAATAGTTGAACATGAAGAGTCTCCTAGTGAAGAGCCTGAGGATAATATTCATTCTCTTCTTGACAGAATACCATTAAATCCAAGAAGTCTTGAGGTAGATGATACTACATCAAGATTTAGTGGAGCCTCTTGGTTCAATGCTGTTCAGCAGAGCACTGTATTACTTGCAGGTTTAGGAGGTATTGGTAGTTATATACTGTTCCTTCTTTCAAGAATGAAGCCAAGGCAAGTGTTTATCTATGATGATGATGAAGTTGAGATTGGTAATTTGTCTGGTCAGCTATACTCAAAATCAATGATAGGTCTTAAGAAAGTTAATGCAGCATCACAGATGGCAGCAGACTTTAGTAACTATCATAGTGTAATGGCTTGCTCTCAGAGATTTACAATAGATACTCCTGCTACAGATATTATGATATGTGGCTTTGACAATATGGAAGCAAGAAGCCTCTTCTTTCATAGTTGGTTAAAGCATGTAGCAAGTTCTGATAATAAGGAGAATTGTTTATTTATTGACGGAAGACTTGCAGCTGAAGAGTTACAGGTATTTTGTATGACAGGAACAGATAGATTCTATATGCAGAGATACATGGAAGAATATCTATTCTCAGACTATGATGCAGATGCAACAATGTGTAGTTATAAGCAGACAAGTTATTGTGCTAACATGATTGGTAGTATAATAGTAAATCTCTACACTAATTTCATTGCAAATACTCTTAATCCTGTCATTAAAAGAGACTTACCTTTCAAAACTTATTATGACGCTAGTCTAATGTTTTTCAAAACTGAAGTGTAATGGCAGTTTCATTTGATGACTATATTCTTTCTTGTTATAGAAGAAGAGGATATGATAACTCACTACCTCAAAGACTTGATAACATACATAGTATTGAAACAGGTATAAACTCTTTATCTATACAATGTGATATGAGAGGAGATACCTTTGAAGTTCCTTGTATTATGCTCAGTTCTTGGATAACAGCTATGAGGTCTGTTCATTTAGGAAGGAATAAACTTATATATCCTCTTATGCAGAATAATCATGAGTCATTTCCTGAGGTAAAGTCAGCTAATCCTCTTCTCAAAACATTCTTCTATGATTCAAGAGAGGACAGAATGCTCTATAAACGAGGTTCTGCTGGAGAAATGTATTTAGGAGGAAAGGGTCTTGTGCTTTATTCAGACTATACTCCTATGGTTATGCTTACTGTAACTATACAGAAGGCAGGAAGAGACGAGAATGGAAACCAACTATATACTCCTATATGTCAGACTTGTAGAATAAACTCTATTATATATCAAAAGGAAGACTTATTAGCTAAGAATCTTAGAAGTAAGTTTATACAGAATCTACTATTAGTTAAGAATAATTTTATGTTCTCCTATAGTAGATACTGTATGACTGATTGGGGTTGTATGACTAATAGTAATCTTAACTTTGAGTTTAAGGTTATTATAGATGATATGCAAGATTTCTTTATATCACCTACAGTTCCTACTGTAAATGTTAATAATGAAACTATCAATCAGTTCCTTGTTGATAACTTTGATAGAGTTATAGATACAATAATGACATGACAATAGAAGAATATTTTGGTGATTGGATGAGAGTTATTGATAAGAAAGTATTACTTGAAGCTGTAAATAAGATAGCTATTCTTTCTAAAACTCAATACATCTGCCCTAATATGTCAGATGTATTCAAAGCCTTTGAGTTATGTTCTTATCATGATGTTAAAGTAGTATTTCTTGGTCAAGACCCTTACCCTCAAAAAGGTATTGCAACAGGAGTCCTCTTTGGTAATAAGAAAGAGCCTTTATCTCCTTCATTAGAAGTAATAAAAGAAGCTTGTATTGATTATACTAAAGCACACTATGGACTTCAGTTTGATAACTCTCTTGAGAGTTGGGCAAAACAGGGAATACTTATGCTTAACTCCTCTTTAACAGTAGAACTAGATAAGCCAGGGAGTCATTCAGAAGTATGGAGAAAATTTATCAGTTGCTTATTAAAACAGCTATCTGAATGGAACCCTGGGTTAATATATGTACTATTTGGTAAGGAGGCACAAACATTCAAGCCTTATATAGGTAAGCTCAATGATGTTATTTGTGTTCAGCATCCTGCATGGTATGCAAGAAACTATGAAAAGATGCCCCATGAATTATTTGTTGAGCTTACTAATAAAATCAAAAGACAATATGGTGAAACTATTACATGGTTCACCGAGTATTAAACTTTAATCAAACAAAAAAAATGAGTAAAACAAAAAACGAGAAGAAGTTCTTTTTGAAGGATGGCAGTCCTGTAAAGTTTGGTGACAATATCTCCATTACAAAGGAGAAGACTACTGAGCTTGGTACTGTAAAGAGAATTACTATTATTACTCTTACTAAAGAGAATGTAGGTAAGCTCCTTGCTAAGGGTGTCATTGTTGATGAGATGCCTACTAATAAGCCTTCAGTCTTCACTAATCTTGATGAGGTTCATGCAGACCTTGCTGCAAGAATGAAGATGTCCCCTGATGATTTCCATAAGTTTATGGACACTCTTTGGAAGGTATATCCCGTATCAGTACTTAATATGCTCTTGAGAGATATTGCTCTTAACTTTGATAAGCAGTATCAGGGTCATATCTCAGGTTGTCAGAGTATCTTTGTTCTTGGTATTACTGATGGTAAGATTCATAATATTAAGACAAGTAAGGACTTCAACTATGGTCACTTTGCTGCCTTTAGAACATTAGAGGATGCTACAAAGGCTTGTGAGCTTTGTGCACCTGTCTTGGTTACTATGTATGGCGGAAAATAGTAAGATTCAGAATGCAACTCCTAAGGTTTATAATGATATAAAGTTTAAGTCTCTCAGTGAAGTAATGGTCTATAAGACCTTACTTGCTGAGGGATTTTCACCAGAGTATGAGAAATATACATACTTGATTTTTGAAGGATTTGTTCCTTCTATACCTTTCTATACAGGTAAGAAGTTTAAGAAGAAAGACTATAGACTTAAAAAGTTAAGTGCTTTCAATACTAAAGATGAAAGACCTTTAGATGGAATCACTTATACTCCTGACTTTTACTTTGAGTTTAATGGTAAGAAAATTATCATAGAAGTTAAAGGTTTTGAGAATGATGTCTTTCCTTATAAGTTCAAGATGTTTAGGAAGTATATGGAAGAACAGCCTGATAAAGATGATTATGAAATCTGGGAGATATTTACCAAAACACAGTTAATGGAATGTATAAATCGTTTAAGACAATTAGCCTAGACATTACTGAAGCTCAGTATAGAGAAGATGGTGCAATGCACTATTCAACTTTAGCTACTTATGCAAGAGGAGGTTTTGGCTGCCTTGAAACTCTCTTTGATAGAAAAGAGAGTCCATCATTGGTATTTGGTAGTTGTGTAGATAGCTTACTCACAGGTGGTCAGGAAGAGTTTGATTGCCTCTTTTATCCTACAGAGTTGCCTGCAATGTCACCTGCTTTAGTTCAGATTGTCAATGACTTGTTCAATATTTATGGTGGTTCAGTAAGAAATATTAGTGAACTTCCTGTAAAGGTTCTTGCTGAATACTGGGATAAGTATGATGGAAGAAACTGGAAAGCAGAGACAAAGGCAAAGGCAATTATTGAAGGTGGATTTGAGTACTATAGACAAAAGTTTATTGCAGGTAACAGAACTATTATAAGCAATGAGCTTTATAGTGAGGTTATTCAGACTGTAAGTGCTCTTAAGGAAAGTGAATCAACTAAAGATTACTTTGCAGATGATGACCCATTTGACTGTAGTGTTGAGAGATTATATCAGCTTAAGTTTAGTGGGTATGTTGATTTGTATGGTAATGTAGTTCCTATTAAGAATATAGAGGATATAGAGGATATTAAGGCTAAAGGGTTTATTGCTTATAGTTGTATGGCTGACCTGATTAAGGTTGACCATGCTAATAAGATAGTATATCCTTGTGACTTAAAGACCTCATCACATACTGAGTATGACTTTTATAAGTCTTTTATTGATTGGTCTTATCATATCCAAGCAAGACTTTATTGGAGACTTATTAGAGCTGCTATGGATGCAGATGAACACTTCAAAGACTATGAGTTGGCTGATTATACTTTTATAGTTGCTAATAAGAAGACTCTTAATCCTCTCACATGGTCTTTCCCTGACACAAAGATGTATGGTGAACTTACCTATGGAGAAAATGGTCAAATCAAATGTGCTGACCCTTTCAGTTTAGGAGCCGAGCTTAATCATTATCTCTCTTCAAGACCAACAGTACCTGATGGAATATCTCTTACAGCCCCAAATAACTTAGTTAAATGGCTAAATAAAATGTGACATGATTCAGACAGTAATTAAAAGAGACGAAACAAAAGAGGAGTTTAATATTGATAAGATAGTAAATGCTATTGAAAAAGCATTCTTATCAGTAGATATAACTCCATATCCTGATGAGGCAATCAAGGATGCTCTTGAGTTATATCTCCCTAATGTTCCAAGTATTACAGTTGAAGACTTACAGGACAGAGTAGAACATTGTTTAACTAACAATTTCCCTTGGACTGTATCAAGGTCTTATATTCTGTATAGAGCACAGCATAATGAGGCAAGGTTCATTAGAGAGAGAATCAACTATATGGAAGAGTATGCTCAATCTCATGACAATGCAGCAAGCTCTTCAGAGACAGATGCAAATGCAAATGTTACTATGAAGAATGTAGCTAATCTTGAGGGTGAAGTATATAAGACTACCAATAGAAGAATACAGAGAGCAAGAATGAAGGAGAAACTTAATAAGCTATATCCTGAGGTTGCAAAGCAGTATGAAGCAGACCTTGAGCATCATATTATCTACACACACGATGAGGCAAGTACTCCTGTACTTAAGCAGTATTGTATGGCAGTATCTCTCTATCCTCTTATGACAGAAGGTGTAGGTAATATTGATGGTGTGACCCCTGGACCTCCTAATGACCTTCAGTCATTTAGTGGACAGATTACAAATCTTACTTTCTTGCTTAGTTCTCAATGTAAGGGTGCAGTTGCTTTTGGAGAGTATTTTATTGCTCTTAACTATTATATTATCAAGGAATTTGGTAATGTATGGTATCTTAAGTTAGACTGTATTGCTTCATCAGACCATTGTGCAGAAAAGAGAACTATTAGAGACCAAATCTACAAGGCATTCAAGCAGTTTATTTGGGGCATAAATCAGCCTGCTGGTAATAGAAGTTATCAGAGTCCTTTTACTAATGTAAGTTATTATGACCATACATATTTTGAAAGCCTCTTTGGTGAGTTCTGTTATCCTGACGGTAGTAAACCTCAATGGGAAGCTATTGATGCTTTACAGAGATTGTTCATGAAGTGGTTCAATAAGTTAAGGTTAAAGCAAGTCTTAACTTTCCCCGTAGAAACAATGGCAATGGTTCATGATGGTAAGGACATTATAGATAAGGAGTATAAGAACTTTACTGCTGAAATGTACGCAGAAGGTCATTCATTCTTTACCTATGTTTCAGATAGTGCTGATAGCCTTGCTTCATGCTGTAGATTGAAGAATGAGCTTGCAGAGAATACCTTTAATCCTACATCAGGTCTTACTGGTGTTATGACTGGTAGTTGTAATGTTATTACTCTCAATATGAATAGAATCCTTCAGGATTTCTATAGAGAAAATAGTGGTAATAGGGAATATAAAGGTGGTGAAGGTACTACTATCTGCTATGAGTCCTTTAAGAAATATCTTACTGCTATCCTTGAAAGAGTCTATAAGTATCACATTGCCTATAAAACAATGCTTTATGAACAAGAAGATAAGAAGATGTTTGCTGCAAGCAATGGTGGTTATATCTATATTAGCAAGTTATACAGCACTATTGGTATTAATGGTCTCAATGAAGCAGCTAGATTTTTGGGAATGGAAGTTTCTCAAAAT